ACACACCTGCCGATGCAACAACTAATATATTAACTATTGGTTGTTATTTGTATTTTACTTGTATTACAACTGGAACATGGCATTTTGCATACGATCTTGCACGTGATCCATTAGCTGTAACTGGCACTTTTGCTTGGAGTTAATAAATAAATTAATGTGAGCTCCTTCGGGAGCTCACGACTAAGGAGATAAATTATGGCAGGCGGCGGATCATTTACAAGTGACCAAACAACCTTAACTAAAACTACAGCTGCTGTATCAGTATTGAGAGCAGCTAGAACTAGAGTAACTTCTATTCAAGGTAGGGGAGAAGCAGGTTCTGTTTTACTTTTACACGATAGTGCTACAACAGGCGCAACTGCAGCAGGTAATCTAAAAGCTACTTATAGATGGGAAACAGAAGGAATACAGCTTTTCATTCCTGGTTCGGGTATTTTGTTTAAAGATGGACTTTGTGCTACTTTAACTCAGACAGCTGGTGCAGACGGAAGTGTTACACTTACGATTACTGGCGCGTAAGGAGGATAAATGGCTACTTCGGGAACCACAGCCTTTAATCCTTCAGTTGATGAGATTATTGAAGAAGCGTACGAAAGAACAAATGTACGTGGGACTCGGACAGGTTATCAATTAAGAAGTGCTAGGCGTTCATTAAATATTCTATTGTCTGAATGGGGCAATCGAGGAATTAGTCTTTGGAAAGTTAAATTAGCAACTATTCCTTTAGTTGAAGGACAGCCTGAATATAATTATACTGCCGATAGTACAAATTTTCCAACGGATATAAGTGACATATTGGAAGCTTATGTTAGAAATAATACAAGCGCGACCGCTCCTGTAGATACAGCTATAGATAAAATAGGTAGATCAACTTATTCAGCTTTACCTAATAAATTATCAAAAGGAACTCCTTCACAGTATTATTTTCAAAGACAGGCATACGTAAGAAATGCAGCGGGAACGATAACCGCTTCTCCAAATTTATTTTTATATACAACACCTAGTTCTAGTTTTTCTGGAGCAAATTATTCAGTTAATTTTTATTATATGGGCAAAATAGAAGATGCAGGTGCTTATACAAATACTTCCGATACGATATTTAGATTTTATCCAGCCTTAACTGCTGGATTAGCTTATTATTTAAGTATGAAATACTCACCAGACAGAACAGCAGATTTAAAATTAATTTATGAAGATGAAATGCTTAGGGCCATGAAAGCAGATGGTGAACAAACATCAGTTTATATTACACCCCAAACATTTTATGGAGATGGAGTATAATGTCCGGAGTTTTTGCTAGAGGCAGAAGATCAATGGCTATTTCTGATAGATCAGGAATGGCATTTCCATACAGAGAAATGGTTAAAGAATGGAATGGTTTTTTAGTTCATTATTCTGAATATGAACCCAAACAACCTCAATTAGATCCACGTTTCCATGGGGGAGATCCGCAAGCATTAAGAAATGCAAGACCCCAACCAGCAGCTAAAACAAGTTTAATTATGTTAAGTAATAATCCTTTTGAAACTATTAAATATGGAGGAAGTACTTTTGTAAATGTTTATTCAATTGATCATCAAAGAAGTACTGGTGATACCGTAAGATTTAGAGGACCACCAATTGTAACATCTACTGGTTCTGGTGGCGCCGATGGATATAATAAACAACAATTTGCCACTATACCTACATTTGATAATGTAAGTGATATTAGTGCGGCAGCTGGATTTACAATTACAGTTGGAAAGAAAAATTCAGATGGTAGTGTAACAACTACGGCAGGCACTTTAGGGGAGCCAGAAAATTATTTTTATTTTACAAGTACAAGTACAGCAACAAATGGTAGTACAAATGGAGGCGGTGATTATTGTTCAGCAGGACCTGTAACTTTATCAGTCGTAAACGCATAATATGGCATATAGTTTATCAAATTTACAAACCGATATTAGAAATTATACGGAAGTAGGAAGTACAGTTCTTAGTGATACTGTTTTAGAAAGAATCATTAAAAACGCCGAACATACTATTTTTAGAGCAGTTGATGTAGATGATGAAAGATTTTATTCTACTTCAAACTGTATTATTGGAAATAGATACGTGAGTGTTCCGGCTGATTGTCGAGTCATTAGATATGTTCAATTATTAAATGATAATGTGAGTCCTAATGTTCAAGTTTTTTTAGAACAAAGAGATGTTAGTTTTATGGCTGAATATTATAATACTCCTTCTACTGCATCGACTTCTCTTCCTAAATATTGGGCTAATTGGAATGAAACTTGTTGGGTAGTTGCTCCTACTCCTGATACAGCTTATGAAATTACTATGGCTTTTAATAAAGACCCTGTTAGTCTTACAGATTCTAGCAAATCTACTACGGGAACTTATATATCCAATAAATATCCTGATTTACTTTTGTATGCATGTCTGGTAAATACATATGGATACTTGAAAGGTCCGCAGGATATGTTACAATATTATAAAGCGGCTTATAAAGAAGCTTTAGAATCGTATGCGATCGAACAAATTGGTCAAAGACGCAGAAGCGAATACGGCGATGGAGTCATTCGCGCTCAACTAATCTCAAAATCCCCATCGAGTAATTAATTATTAAGGAGATAAAAAAATATGGCAAACGTAATACCTTATGCATTTCGGGGAGAATTATTCTCAGGAACACATAATTTTGCATCTGGAGGAAATCAGTTTAAATTAGCTTTATACACTTCTAATCCATATGATACGGCAAGTACTGTTTATTCGGCAACAAATGAACAAAGTTCAGCGGGTGGAAGTAATTATACGGCTACGGGAAATGATTTAGGCAGTAACGCCGTTGTTTATTCAACAGCCGTTGCGTCTTGTGATTTTGCTGATAGCACATGGACATCAGCAACAATCAGTGTGGCTTTTGGAGCAATCTATGATGAAACTGCATCAAATAAATTATGTGTAGTGTTAGATTTTAGTGGAACTAAAACTTGTACCAATGGTACATTTAAAGTTTCTTTCCCTAGTCCAGCAACAGCGGCGGATGCAATTATAAGCATGGCTTAAGGAGAATAAATGGCTTTAGTAATAAATGATAGGGTAAAGACAACCAGTACGGCGACAGGAAATAGTCAAACAACTTTTGCTATTTCAGCAACAGCTGCGACTGGTTTTGATACCTTTGCAGCAGGAATTGGAACTAGCAATACCACTTACTATTGTATTTTTAATCAAGGTACAACGGAGTGGGAAGTTGGTTTAGGTACTTTAAGCACAACAACAAATCTTCAAAGAACTACAATTATTACTAGTTCTAATTCAGATAATGTTGTTGACTTTGCTGCAGGTACTAAAGATGTATTTACTACTTTACCAGCAAGTAAAGCGGTTTATTTAGATGCAAGTGATGATCCCGTTCCAGACACACTAGCAAACAAAGGATTTGCGTTAGCAGTAGCGATCGCACTATAAGGAGAAACATATGGCTCAAAATTTTCGAAGATATACATACAACTCAGTCGGCACAGGGGCGCAAGCAGTTTATACTGCTAATTCCTATGATGCGATTGTTGGTATTTCTTTATCGAATATACTTTCCACAGCCATCACTGTAGACTGTTACATCAACGATGGATCTAATAACATTTATTTAGTTAAAGATGCACCCATACCAACGGGCGGATCTTTACAGATTTTGGACGGCGGAGCAAAATTCGTAGTTCAAGCTTTAGATGTATTATCCGTTAAAAGTTCTGATGCAGCTTCAGTTGATGTTTGGGTAAGTGCAGTTGATGCAATTAGCACATAAGGATATTAACATATGGGATATGTCGGAACTAAACCTGCAGATGCACCTTTAACTACATCTCAATTAGATGATGGATTAGTTACTGCTGCTAAACTTGCGACCGATGCTGTTGAAACAGCAAAGGTTAAAGATTTAAATGTTACGGTAGCAAAACTACCTGCAACTGTTGACATATCTTCAAAAACTGTAACTTTACCAGCAAGTGTTAGCGGATTAGGAACAGGAATTACAAACTCTCAATTGGCAGGTTCAATTGATGTTACATCAAAAATTACAGGAACAG